GAAATCACCAAAAGAAGCGCCATTCATCATTATATCATCAAGGACTTCTTTTTTACTCTCCGGGAACTGTATATCAACCGGTTTTCGGAGGATAGCGCCTTTCAATCCCTGGCGAGTCCGGTGAAGTGCATTATACAAAATTCCAAATTCAACATATCTATTGTACACTGAATCCTTCCCGATCTGGCCTTCCAGCCGGGGAGTATAACGCTCTCCTTCTCTCTTTACCTGACGTTCCCCAGCAAAGAAGTCTTGTAAATCTTTATAATCATCTTTGAATTGATCGAATGCGGAATTTGTTTGCATTACCAACTCGTCTCCACCATCTTTGATTTGCCCCGTACCGGATACTCAACATCGGTAAAGTACCGCAAGGCAGTTGTAATGTGCTGGTATTTACTGTCTGCCTCTTGAAATGAAGATCCTTCTTTTAATTGTGTCAACTTCAATCCCTTGTCCCCATATTTACATTTCGCTGGATTTACAAAAAACGTTCTTTCTCCAGCAGCATTCAATATTTTTGCCCGTAATGAGCTTTGACTTTCCTTTATCGGCCTATAATTTCTTGTTGCTTTTATTGATGTGCGAAATCCATTCTGTTTTAAGATGTTTTCAATTTGTAAATAATCTGATTGCTGCCCGTGTTTTTCTCCATGATGTCCCTGTGCATCCCCGTAAATGTGCACCATCATACCCTTATATTCTGAAAACCGATTAACAAATTCAAGAGCTGTATTTTGTGCCACCGCACTTTCCAAAATAATTTCATCAACCATATACACCTTATCCGGCATCTCCCCTGTTTTATCTTTATCGACTTGCAATATCGCCGATGATAACGGTGTATAGTTAAAATCATGAGTCCATATAATATCTTTTCCCGGATTAAGTACGCGATCACAATGATTTTCATCGTTGTAATCAGAATACACCCTGCCAGAAACTGTCTCAAAGCTACCTTCGTACTCTTGCCGGAAAAATTTAAGATCCATCGACCGTTTTGCATCTTCGATCTCCTGTGGATTCAAAATATCAGAAGAAAACCAGGTGTAAAATGCCCAATCAGGATATTCTTCACTTTTTGCTCTTTCCGCCAAATCATAAAAATGATTTAGACCCTCAGGGACTCCAAAAAGCCAACACCACGAATCTTCCATTCCTCGTGTAGAAAATAACGGCCTTAAATGAGCATCCCATATATCTGGTTTACAATTCGCAATTTCATCAACCCCTCCACCCCGCCAGGGAATCCCCTCAACCCTTTCAGGTTTGTCTAACCCAATCACTTGCAATTCTGAACCATTTCGTAAATATACAATCAATTCTGACTCAGACGGTGCTTGTGATTGAAACCAAGAAGGCACCATTTCCTTCAAATCCCGCCAAAATAATCTCTTTGCCTGATCCCGCACAGGAGCAGCAGCAAAATACATTCCGGGAACTTTCATCGCTTCTTCTACCACTTTGCGTTTAAAACGTTCAGTCTTCCCTGACCGCCTTCCTGCGGAACAAATTTTGAACCGTACTGGATCATCCCTCAACTGAAGTTGTACCGGATGCGGAATCAACTTTGAAACCAATCTATCCGGCCATGGTGGGTGAAGTGTGCTACGCATAAATTATACTGCACACCTCGCAAGAATATCAGCAGTACGCGCCTTATCCTTTAATACAGAAAAGCGGTGTGTAAATTCCATCCAATCCGCAAAAGAAACAGCAAACAAACGTGATTCCATTTTCACATAAGGTACTTTTGGATCTGCCGCTTCCTCTTTTATTCGTTTTAAACCGATCTCCCCAAGGCCGAGCAAAAGATCTTCCACCTCTTTCATTATCTCCATTCCTTCATTTTCTTTTTTATCCATTATAATTCTCCTTTCTCTCTTTTTATTTACTTTCACCATCTGTAAGTTTATTTATTTGTGGCGTAACATCAAGCCCCAATTGCTTCCACAATTCAGTATTATCATCTGGTGTATTTCTTTTATCCAAATTCCTTTTCCAATTATCTGGATCTCGGTTACATATATAAAATATAGCCAACGTTGGATCTGGCGGATAATATCTACTTTTTTCTACACTACCTGTAATATTTCCATCCTTATCTCGAAATATCGTTTCCTCTGATTTTCGGTAATATCCTGTGGCGCTTTCCTGTATTGCTACTTTTACGGGTTTATCAACTTCTTGCTTCCCTTTTTTTATGGCTTTAAGAAAATCAGGATTTTTATTTTTCCAAGCGCATAATGTTACGTTAGAAACACCCACCAAATTACATATTTTTGCATCAAGCCATCCCTCCTGAATCAAAAGTAAAACTTGTCTTTGTTTTTCTGGACTGAACTTTGTTGGCCTGCCTCTTTTCCTTGTTCCCTTTCCTTTGGCCTTCGCCTTTTTAGTTTCCTTTGCATTAGCTTTCTTCTTTTTTGGAATGGGTGTTGTTCGTATCACAATTGTGTTCCATAATATCTATTCAGTTGTTTTTTGGTTATCAGGCAAAGCTTCGCCATTGGGGTAAATAATAAAGATATTTTATGGATTAATAAAGGGATTTTTCTTGTTTTTATATAAAAAATAGTGATTTTTTTTAAAAGAAAATACAGTGTTTTTGTAAGTAGTTAATAATAGGGCAATTTATTTTTTAAAAAGTTTAAAAATAGCTTGACTTTTTAAAAAGAATCCTTTATTATATAGACAAATAAAGGGGAGGTAAGGAAATGAAAACACTGATCGTGATAGAGGGAAACTGTGGAAACGAAGGACAGCAATATAAAAAATGGCTTGAACAAAATTTGCCGGATAACATAGAACTTGATTTCCGAGAGGGATGTTGTGGCGTTGGTGGTGGTTTGTTCGATGAGGACAACAATATAATTGAGGGCGGGGGAAATGAATGGTGGAATTTGTATTGTAATAGCTAAATTTAATAACCGAAGATGACAAAGCCTATTTACAAACCCTAATTCAAACGAAAATAGTAGACACGTGGTTACCCAAAAGCATAATTAAAAACATATCAGATACAGAGGAGGTTATTGAAGTGCCAATCAAAACAACACCTGTACCAGAACCAAAAAAACCAGAATTAATAAACCAAGCAAAGCATTTTATGGAAGGAAACATTCCCCGGATTCGGATTACCTTCAAATTTACCTGGAATTTGGTGGAAGCGGTTAAAGCCCTTTCCGGAAGCAAATTCCACCGTGATGAAGGTAAATTCTGGACAGCCGCCTGCACCAAGGAAAACATTGAAGCACTTTCTTTCCTTGGATTCACACTTGATGAAACGCTTTCTCAAATGAAAGAAACCGGGAATGCACTTGTTATTCCGGAAGTCTCTATTACCGGTTTGAAGAAACAGATGTTCCCTTTTCAAAAAGAAGGCACCGCATTCATTGAAAAAACAAATGGGCGTTGTTTACTCGGTGATGAAATGGGATTGGGCAAAACCATTCAGGCGCTGGCATGGTTACATCTACACCCAGAAAAAAGACCTGTGTTAATTGTTTGTCCTTCCCACCTGAAACTCAACTGGGCACAAGAAATTAAAATGTGGGGAATTAAAAACGCAAAAGCAACTGTCCTTTCCGGAATGAAACCAGACAAAAATCAATTAAATGATCCTATCACTATTATCAACTACGATATCCTTTCTGCATGGGAAACGACATTATCAGAAAAGAAATTTGAAGTTCTCATAGCAGATGAAGCACATTATTTCAGGACAACGAAGGCGAAGCGCACCAAAGCCATCAAGAAAATTGCAAACCCTATTCCGCACAGAATCCTTATTTCAGGGACACCGGCCGAAAGCCGCCCTTCGGAACTCTACAACGCTTTTCAAATGATCTCAAAAAACCTTTTCCCCTCTTTTTGGAAATATGCTCACCGCTACTGCGGAGCACGGCATAACGGTTTTGGATGGGATTTTTCAGGAGCATCCCATACTGACGAACTCAATCAAATAATCACCAACACCATTATGATCCGAAGACTCAAAGCAAATGTATTTACAGAACTACCTGACAAAATCAGAACATTCTTACCCCTTGAAATGGATAATCGCGCGGAGTATGAAGAAGTGAAAGCCCATTTTGAAAACGAAATTTCAAATGATTCAAACAATGCAACAATGCTCCAGGCCGTTGAAGCCCTCAAACAATCCGCGGTACGTGGTAAGATGAAAGCTGCTATTTCCTGGATTTCCAATTTTCTGGAAAGTGGAAATAAATTGGTTGTATTCGCACACCACAAAACCACCATAACGAAACTCATGGAAGCATTTCCCAACATCAGCATAAAAATTGATGGATCAGTTTCCGCCGAAGGCAGACAAACGGCAATTAATCGCTTCCAAGATGATCCATCTATTCGGCTGTTCGTAGGGCAAATGCAAGCAGCTGGAACAGGAATCACACTAACCACCGCTTCCAACGTAGCATTTCTGGAACTACCATGGTTGCCGGGGGTAGTCAGCCAGTGTGAAGACAGATGTCACAGAATCGGACAAAAAGACACGGTCAACATTTATTACCTGCTGGCGACGAATACTATTGAGGAAGTTATTGCGCAATTGCTGGATAAGAAACGCAAAGTGTTGGACGCGATTCTCGACGGAAAAGAAACAGAACAAGAATCACTTTTGATGGAACTCATCAAACAATTCAAAAAAGGAGAAAAATAATGGACACCACTTTTGAACAATACAAAAACCTAATCTTAAAATTGGCCTGGTCTTTCTCCCGCTCCACGAATAAAGAATTGGAAGAACTAATCGGAGAAGCATATCTTGCATACTGCGAAGCCTTAGAATCCTTCATCCCCGGCAAAAGCGCCTGCCTCTCCACCTGGGTTTACATCTGCATCAAAAACCATTTGATTTCTTGGATTAAAAAACAGCCCTTTTCACTTGGTGGAGAAATCGATTTTGAAATTCTATCAGATACAGAAACTCCACAATTTGAATTTCTGGAAGGATTGCAAATTATGTCCCGAGATGCGCAAGATATCTGTCAAATGATTTTTGAAAGTACCTCCCTCCCCCAAAAAGCGGAAATCACACAATCCTTACGAAAACAGCGTTGGTCGTGGAAACGAATCCGGGGCGGAATTAAAGAAATCAAATTACATTTACAAGAGGCATAACATGAAAAAATCATATCTTTTTGAAGGACATTTTAATTGGCATGGACAACAACTCAAACCTGTTTTCTGTTATGCGCCAAACCAAACTCGTGCCTTCCGCCTTCTGACACGACAAATAGCAGAAAAAGTAGGATATGAATGTTATCCTGTCCGTCAGTATTTTAACGGCACAAAAGATAATTTTACAATAACCAACAAAGGAGAAAAGAAATGAAAACTGTAATTGAAATACTAAACACCATTCTTTACACTTTCCCTTCCGGAAACTTTCGATTATTCCACGCGCTTGGAATGATATGCGTGATTGGCCTTGTCCTCGTGATGATCCACGAGTTCTTTTCACCGAGGGATTAATATGAACATAATTCAACTCTATCAAGACTACAATATACCGTTCCAAACGGAAGGTCACAAGCATTGCCGTCCCGGCTGGGTCGCGACCGCCTGCCCTTTCTGTACGGGACACGAAGGACTACACATGGGAATTCCGATTGAAGGGAATGCCGCATACTGTTGGCGCTGCGGACGGCACTCCGTTGTTTCTACAATTGCAAAACTTCTAAAAATATCCGAAGGAAAAGCATATCATATCATGCAGCAGTATGGCGGGCGCGCTCCGCGCAAAGCAAGCATCAAACCAATCGGAATCAAAAAATTAAAATATCCATCCAATACTGAAACTCTTCTTCCTCAACATGCAAAATATCTTTCCTCCCGTGGATTTGATCCTGAGAAAATAGCTACTGAATGGGGTCTCTTGAGCCTTGGGCCGATTTGTTTGCTAGATGGAATACAATACGGCCATCGAATCCTCGCCCCAATTTTCTGGAATGAAAATGTAGTTTCTTTTCAGACACGAGACGTGACCGGAAAAGCGCAACTGAAATATCTGACCTGCCCTATCAACCGGGAAATTAAACACCACAAACATATCCTATATGGCCGTCAAGAGAAATGGACACGAAGAGGAATCTGCGTGGAAGGGATTACAGATGTCTGGCGTTTTGGCCCTGCCGCCTTCGCCACGTTTGGAATTGAGTTTACCCGAGAACAGGTTCGGGAAATCAAAAATCACTTTGATGAGGTATTTGTGATCTTCGACGATGAGCCGCAAGCCGTCCGGCAGGCATTAAAAATGGTAGCTGAATTACGGTTC